GCCAAGTCGCGTGCCGTAATCGTCGCGCCCGATCCCGCATCGCGCGCCGCGCCCGCGGCGTCCCTGTTCCCCTGTCGTCCATCCCGTGATTATGGCGTTGCGAATTAACGCCGACGGTACCCGTGTCGACGTGACGCCCCGCGACGGGCGCGCGTTCGCCCTGGACGAACTACAAACGATCGTCGCGGGATATATCGAAGCGATCTACTTGCGCGACGGGCGGATCATGTTCTGCAACGAAGACGGGAAACGGTTGGCGTTGCCGCCCAACCGGGCGGCGACGACCATCGCGCACACCAACGCGGCGATCATCCCGGGCGATAGCGTCGTCGGCGACGTCGTCATCGGGACGCGCCGCGAGTTCGGGGAGTCGTGATGCGCCGCCGCCACGATCCGACCTGTCTGGAACTGGCGACGATGATCGCCCGGGCGGTCCTGGCGGTCGCCGACCGCCCGCGCCGCCGCGACGCGACCGCCGACCCGGGAACCCAGGCGGTACTACGCATCCTGCGTCGCACCGATACATGGTTCATTCGCGCCGACCGCGACCGCCACGGGATTTGGTTGGCGGAAACCCGCCGCCGTTTGTTGTGAGGGGGCAACGATGCGATTCCAACCACGCGGGTTCGACCGACTGCACACGTACGCGAATCTCGTCCTAGACATTCGTCGGAAGCTAGACGCGATCGCCGCCGCGAATGACGTGTCGCGATCGTTCGTGATCACGACGTTACTCGCCCGTCAACTGCACATTACCCGCCCGGAGTGTGACTTTGAAGAATACCGATCAGATTCGGAACGAGGTCATGATCGTCGGCATCACGGCCAGATTAGAAGAATTAAATAGGGAACGGGCGACGTTGATCCGCATGTTGCAACGCGCCCAGGGCGGCGGCGCCCCCGTCAGTCTCACGATCCCCGACGACGCCAAATCGTCGACGAACGGGCACGGGCGCAAAAAGTATCTGCATTGGATGCAACGCCCGGAAAACGCGGCGCGGGTTCGGAAGACGATCCGTAAAATGCAACGCATGGCGGCGGCGAAACGGCGGAAACAGAAACACAAATCCGCGGAGTAATCCATGTCCGACGGTCCCGTCGTGTTCGTCCTGGGCGACTGTCTCATTTGTCGTCGCCGGTTTATATTTCACCCGTTCCGCGTCCCGTCGATTACCTGGAAAGGTTCCCGGGAACCCGTGTGCGCGGATTGCATGGAACGGTTCAACCGCGACCGCGTCGCGCATGGGTTGCCCCGCGTCGAACCCCTTCCAGGCGCCTACGAACCCGCCGACGAATCGGAATGGATGTTCGCCGACGATGATGTTTGATCGGGCGTTGTATTACGTCCTGGACGCCAACGGCGAACCCGCCGTCGTCGACCTGGATAATTGGGGGGCATGGTTTGACGACGCCGACGCGCGCATCGTCATGCAAACCCGGATCGCGAAGGGACGCGCCGTCGAATGTCGCCCGCGGGCATGGGGTCGCGGCGGCGTCGTCGTGTCGACCGTGTTCCTCGCGATCGATCACGCGCACGACCTGGGACCGCCCGTCTTATGGGAAACGATGATCTTCGGGGGACTCATGGACGGCGACCAATGGCGATACCGATCCCGCCTGGACGCCCTGACGGGGCACGCCGCCGCCGTGCGGCGCGTCCAGGCGATCCGCCGTCTACCTCGCAAAACCAAGATCGCCCTGGCGACCCGAACCCGCGGGCGCCTGACGCCCCGCCAGGGGCGCCGGGTCGCCCGGTTCGACGCCCAGGTATCCCGTATAGACGCTATGGTTTAGGCGCGGTCCTAAACCCTATGGTTTCCATGGTATAATCGACGCCATGCCGAACGCCCCCCGCACGCTATACGACGTCGCGCGCAAAATCTGCCATGACGCCGGGTACCCGTGGACGGATCCGCGCACGGGCATCACGTATCCGCCGAAACGCTTTGTCGTGCATTCGACCCCGCCTAGTTCGGTCGGGCGCCGTGTCGTCGATCCGCATCGCGTCGTCGACACGACGACCAATTCCACGATCGATAGTTATTCCTCGAAACGCGCCGCGACGATGCACGCGGCGTATCTGAACAAGTACGAAGGGAAAAGTAAATGAGTGCCCCGCAGTTCAAACCCCTGGGCGAGATCGGCGCGATCTACGTTCGCAAGTCGAACGAACAACGCGGCGTCAGTTCCGACGCGACGTCGATCGCCCGCCAGTTAGATCACGGGCGACAGTTCGCCGCGAAAAAGGGCATCACGATCCCCGACGAATACGTGTTCGTCGACGACGGCGTATCGGGCGGCGAGATTACAACCCGCGCCGAATTGGTCCGGTTGCGCGCGGTTGTTGGCAAGTCGTCGCCGTTCCAACATTTGATCGTTCCCGACCTGGACCGCCTGGGGCGCGAGTCCGTCGGAACATCTATGGTCATGAAGGATCTGGACGAAGCAGGGGTCCAGATTTGGGAATACATGCGCGGCGAACGCGTCGCCCTGGACTCGCCGACCGACGTGTTGGTTATGCAGGTTCGGAACTACGCGAACGCGATGCAACGCGCGTCGATTCGGATGCACGTCCTGGACAAATTGACGCGCAACGCGAAGGCGGGATACTCGACGGGCGGGCGTACCTACGGGTACGACAATCGCGACGTCATCGGACCCGACGGCAAACGGTCGCACGCGATCAAGGTACCGAACGACGCCGCCGCGATCGTCCGTCGCATGTTCGACCGCGCCGACCCCAACGGGTCGGGACGCGGCAAACACACGATCGCAAAGGAACTGACCCGCGACGGGATCCCGACCCCGACGGGGCACGGCGAATGGAGTCCCGCGACGGTCGCCGGAATTCTCAGTCGCCCGATTTACAAGGGGGTCGGCGTCTATGGACGGACGCAACAAAAAAACAAATGGGGGTCGAAACAGTACCGCCGCAAACCCGCGGCGGAATGGATGGCGGCGACGGCGGCGGGTCCGGCGATCGTGTCCGTCGAACAGTGGGACCGCGTCAACGCGACCGCCGCGTCGCGAACCGCCCGCCTCGCCGATGCCGGTCCCCGCGGCGGGAAACTCCGCGACGGCGCGTCGCATTACCTTCTGACGGGGAACGCGCGTTGTCCCTGCGGGGCGCCGTTCCACGTCATGTGGAAAAGTCGCGAACGCGGCGCCCGCCGCCCGTATTACGCGTGCTATGCCTACCAAAAACGGGGGCGCGCGACATGCGCGGCGACCAACGGGACGCACGTCCCCGTCGTCGACGTCGAACGCGCGGTCATCAACGGGATCACGGATGCACTCGCCCGCCGATTTGACCCCGCCGCGATCGCCGCGGAGTTCGTCGCCGAATCGACCCGCCGCCAGTCGAAGGGGGGCGCCGCGAAACTCCGCGTCGAGGTCGCGCGCCTGGAACGGGAACGGGCCAAGTACGCCGCCGCCATCGGCGCGGCGGGGAACGTCGACGTCCTGTTGACCGAACTGGCGAAGCGTACCGACCGCCTCGCCGTCGTGCGCGCGGAACTGGACGCCCTGACGACGCCGCGGGGTCGGGTCGCCCTGCCGCCCGCCAACGTCCTGGCGAAAAAGATCGCCGCCGAATTACGGACGTTCCGGGCGACCCTGGGCGGGTCGAACATGGGCGCGGTTCGCGACGCCGTGCGCGCCGCCCTGGACGGTCCCTTGACCGTCGCCCCCGCCCCGTTGGTCGGCGCGAAAACGCGCCACGATCAGGCGAATACGCATCGGTTTGAAATTACCGGCGTGATTCGGGGGGATCGGTTCCTGCGCGCCATCGTCGGGCAATCCCCCATATTGGGTGCATCGGGTTCCCGACGCACTCAAATAGGGGGATCGATCCCCTTTACCGTCATCGTCGGCGCCGCCGCCTAACCCCGACCGTTCCCCGCCCCCTGGACGCGGGCATCCCGCCCGCGTCCCTTTCCTGCAACCCCGCCCGTCCAACGCAACCCGCGGGCGCCTAGCGCGCCAAAACGACCAATACGGCGGCGGCGGTCGGCAACGCCCGCAACCATGCCACGTCAGGCGACCCGGGCGTATACCCGACGTCGACCCACGATTCGTTTTCCAGGACGTCGACGATGGTTGCGGGACTGACGGGGAACCGGGACGCCAACGCCCTGGCTTGCCGGGTCCGGGCGAGTCCGAACCCCTGCCGCGCCGCCCAGGTTCGGATGTCGGCGACGTCGGCGGGCGTCAGTTTCCGCCGCCGACCGGACACCCGGCAACCGCCCGTCGGCATCGTGACGCCGAACGCGCGCCCCTGGCGGCGTCCCGCGCGTTGCGCCATCCCGTAATCGGTCATCGCATCGCGAACACGGCGTGATGCGCGTACGGGGTCGACGGAACGATCGGCGGTTTGACGGGCGGGGGTTCGATCGGGGGTTTGGTCGGCGGCGGGTCGATCGGCGGTTCGACCGGCGGTTCGACCGGCGGTTCGACCGGCGGTTCGACCGGGGGCGTCACGGGCGCCGACAGGTCGACCCATTGCGGGACCGCGGGCGCGACCTGGGCGGCGGCGCGCACGTAGCGGATCGCGCCGGTCGCGTCCATTGCCAGGACGACTAGATCGTTTGGTCCCTCGCCCTGGGTTGTCGACCATGCGATCCAGAGTTCGCCGCCGACGACGCGCATGTGCGCGTTGAACGTCAGGGGGCGCGCGTCGAGGATCACGCCGTGCGGGTCGCCGTCCGGTTGTAGGACGCATCCCCGCGATTCCGACCAATACAAGATCCAATCGACGCCGTTGAACGCTTGCAACTGAACCGCCTGGGCGTCGGCCAACGTCGGACGGGTCGGCGCGCGTCCTTCCGCGCCGCCGCGCCAAATGGCGACGCCCGCGCCGATCACCTGGACGTCGACGGGCGGGACGCCGGGAACGATGACCGCGCGCCCGTCAGGACTCACGATCGCGAGTCCGTATCCGTCCTGGCGATTCGGGACGTAGGCGATTGTTCCGTCAGGGGCGACCGACCGCGGTCCCGCCGTCCCCGCCGTCGCGAGATGGGCGCGCACTTCGTCGGGCGATCCCGCGATGCGCGATTCAAGGGAACCCCACAATCCGAACCCGGCCAACCATGCGACGAACGCGCCGCCGCCGCCCGCCCAATCGTTCGCGCCGCGGGCGAGTAACGCGGGTCCGGCATGGGCGCGGCAAAACGCCAACGTTCCAGGCGACGGGTCGCGCAATTGTTCGATCGCCGTCCCGACATCGTCCAACCAACAACCCCCGCCGTAGGTTGCGAAGGGAAACGGCACGGGCGGATCGCCGCCAGGAGTCCAGAGGGATCCTTGTAATCCGCCGCCGCCGCACACGACATACCCGCGCCCGTCCATGATCGGCATTCGGTTCCCCTTCCTAGATCGGTCCCCCGAATAGCAAGTGATACAACAACAACCCCGCCAACCCGCCCGCCGTGAATCGCCAGATCCGCCGTAGCTTCCGCATCCATTGCGACACGGTCGGACGATGCGATCGGAACAATTCCCATTCCGCCAGGACGACGGCGACCGCGATCGCGAGTAAGACCCAACCCGCCGCGTTCGACGCCGCCGGGTCCGCGGGCGGCGGCGGCGGGTCCGGGCACTGCGTCGCCGTCACGGGGTTTTCGGTTTCGCGATGTACTGCCAGTTGTCGATATTCAGGTCGTACCCGTCGCGTTCCAGGGTTTTCAATTTCGCTTGCAACGACGCCCGCGTTTGATCGAATTGGTAATTGAGAACCTGAACCTGGGACTGGATCAACTGCAACGACTTCATATCGTTTTTGATCTGTTCGTGAATCAGTTCGGGCGGCGGCGGCGGCGCGGTCGGCGGCGCGAACGGCGACGCGGGGAGTCCCGCGCGTTTCGGGGGCATGGGAACCGCCCCGCGTTGCGCGGCGACGACGCCGAAAAAGAGTAGCAACGCAACGGACGACGCCAGGACGATCCGCGTCATCGCCCGCCCCCCTTTTTTATCGGCGGTTGACCCGCTTTGATCGACGGCGTAAAGGTTTGCGGCGTCCCCGACACCGTGCCCGGGGGGATCTTCCCGTCTTTTCCACATACTTGGATCACCCGCTTTTGTAACGACACCGTTGAAAAATTCATCGTGTTTAATTGCGTCAATAGATCCATGGCGTCGTCACCGAAATATTCGCACGTCAGGATCTTGCCGTCGGGTTTCAGTCCGAACGTGCCGTGTACGACTTCGCCCAGGGTCGCGGCGATATGCGCGCCCGCGGCGTCCAGGTTCAACGACATCAACCGAAATTCCGTCGCGCCCGGATCGACGTGGGCGGGTTCCGTCAGGGTGATCTTTTCCTGGGCGGCGACGGGCGCGAGTAGAACCGCGACCGCGGCGGCGAGTAGTAGCGTCCGCATGGTTTGCCTTTCGTTCAACACGTCGGGTTTCCCCGATAGAGTAACCCGCCACTATCGACGCATAGGTACGCTTGATTCGTCCCGCTAAATTTTTGTAATCGGACGAAGATCGACGAATCCGCTTGGATGGTATTAGAGAACCCGCCGCCGCCCGCGTTGATTTGCATTCCCCCGTACACTTGCATCCCGTTTTGAATCGTCGCGTTGTACGCCGTCATAAACCCATTCGACGCGACGGCGAAATTCCCGTTGATGTTGATCGACCCGCCGCTAATCGTCGCGCTATTCAGAGTCGTACTGTTGATCGTGATCCCGTTGATCGTTCCAGCCGTGACGGTCCCCAGGTTCGCGGAGATGGCCGATAGCGACGTGACCGCCAACCGATCGGCGGTAATCGATCCCGATTGGATGTTGTTGGCGTTGATCGTGCCCGCCGCGATGCGGTCGCCGGTAATCGTCGCCGACGCGATTTCGTTCGCCGTCAGGGTTCCGGTCGCGATGTTCCCCGCGACGATGGCACGGACGCCGATTTCGTTCGACGTGATCGTGTTGGCGACCAACGCCCCCGCGGTAATCGTCCGACCCGCGATGTTGCCGCCGGTAATCGTCCCGCCCGCGATGTTCCCGCCCGTGATAGTCCCCGCGGCGATTTGGGTTGTCGTGATCGTCCCCGCGGCGATTTGCGCGGCGGTGATCGTCCCCGCGGCGATTTGCGCGGCGGTGATTGTCCCCGCGGCGATTTGCGCCGACGTAATCGAGTTCGCGACCAAGCGATCGGCGGTAATCGAGTTCGCGCGGATATGTCCCGCGCCGATCTGTAATTGCATTTCGACGTTATCGATATGGAACGGGGTACAGGCCGTTACCTGACATGTCCAGTTCTGGATCGCCAGGGATACCCACGTCATCCCCTGCGGGACGGTATAGACCCATTCGTAATGGGCCCACACGTTCCCTGGCATCGATGTATTGCTTGCACTGATATCCGTTGCATGGACATTCGCGACGTCGCCCGGGTTCAAACAACAGGAACTGACCCGCACGTACTGGACGGCGGCGGTCGGTTGATTGCTTTCAAACGCGCGCACCCAAAATCCGCTAACGACGGTCGCCGCCGTGTTATAGGAATCCATCGCGATTCGATACGTCGCGCCCGACGTCACCGGGATCGCGCGATATTCAATAATCGTGTAACTCCCCGCGGGCGGCGTGATGTACAACGTGCCCGGTCCCTTCGACCCACAACACGATTGGGTCGACGTCGGACCCGCGCCCGGATCCGCCGACCAACCCGCCAACGCTTGCGCTAACGTCATACCTTCAAACGCGCCATTTTTGATCACGTTATCCCCAAACCCCGTCGCGTCGAGTTCGGCAACCGTGATCGAATTCGCCAGGATGTTGGCGGCGGTAATCGTATGCGCGGCGATCTTGTTCGTCGTGATCACGCCGTCTTTAATCAGGGTCGACGGGACCATTTCTTCAATCCGTACGTCCTGGACTTCGATATACCCCGCGGCGGGGGACGGATAGTTGAGATAGATTTCAATGCTCGTATTGACCGTCCCCGTTGGGAATTGCGCGGGACCGATCGTCCCAATGTATTCCGTCCACGCGGTCGGAATCGCGACGTTGTCAATGGCGATCCCGATTTCGCCGAGATACCCGCCATTACCCCCAAACGTGTTCATCCGAATCGACGAACTACTTACCGCGCCGCCGCCCGACCGCGCCCACGCGTGGATCCGATAGGTTTTGTGGACGTCAACCGGGGTTGATGGTTGACTCATCGCCGCTTGCGTCCCCGCGACCGATCGTAGCGACGTCGTCCCGACGATCCCGTCAGTGATCGTCGTAATCACGGCTGGTGTAAATGCCGGATTCCCGGACGTTACGTACATGCTCGCATCCGACGGATTGGGGTCGGGGTTCAACGCCGCGCCGCCCGGATGCGCGGTAATGTTCAATTGCGCGGCGGTGATCGTGCCCGCGGTAATGTTGCCCCCGTTAATGTTGGTAATGCCCGACCCGTTGCCCGCGATCGTCAGGATCGCGCCGTCCCACGTTAGGCGGTTCCCTGCGGGATCGCCGATGCGGAGTTTATAGGCGCCCGCGTCCTGCCCCATCCAAAACCCTTTCCCGCCGCCGTACGTCGCGGGCAACGGGTTCCCCATGGCAACACTTGGCGCGGTCGGATCAATGCGGAAGACTTGCACGGGCGTTGCGTCGTAGAGGTCGATCGGGAGATTGCGGATTTCAAATGCCGCCGACGATAGACGGATCATCGGTTGCGTCAGTCCGACGCCGCCGCACAACATCCCGAATTCCCCCGCCGACGCCGTGATCCCGTTCAGGTTCCCGAACCGGCATCGGGTCGCCGTGTTGGTCGCGATCGGCGAGGTCGTCCAGGTATTCGTTTGTAGGTACGGGGCATTCGATCCATTGGCGCCGTCGACCGCGGACATTTCGACGTACCCGTTTCCCGATACGCCCATGTCCTGAACTAATTGGTTGACGGGGACGACGGACCCGCCTGTCATCGCCCCGCCGTTCGTGCCCGCGGCGCGCGTCAACGTCCACGATTGTTGCCCCGCGTTGGCGCCCGACCCGTCGGCGTACGCCGTCACGGATCCGACGCAGTCGGTAATCGTAAACGGGCCAAACGCCGCCCGCGTCAGGACGTGCAACACGACGAAATCGCCGGATTGGAACACGGGCGCGTCGCCGTACGTGGACGCGTCGTTGACCCATAGCGTTCCCGCCGCGCCCAGGGCGGGGCACGTAAACGGTTGCGCGACGGTCGAATACGATTTCGTGACGCGCAACGACCCTGCCAGGACGGACTCCGCGTCGGCGGTAAAGAGTTTCGCGCGCAATTCGTCGGCGAACACGTACCGGAAATCCGCGCCGCCCGTTTGGTTGATCTGCCATCCCGCGACTTGCGACGCATAGTTCGCCGTTCCAATCGACGATCCCAATGTGACCGCGCCCGTAATGCCCGCCGTCCCTGCGATCGTCGCGTTGCCCCCAATCGCCGCGCCGCCCAGGATCGACGCGTTGCCGGAACGGTCGATCGACAGGGGCGTCACCAACGTCCCCAGGGCGTCGTTCAACGTCGACAACGTCAGGGCGTTGCCGGTCACGCCGACCGCCCAGGATTTCAGATTCGCGCCCGCGCCCGTGTTCGTCAGGAGTAGCGCGGGCGATGCGTTGGCGATCGTTTGATTCGCCGTCCAGACGTTCGCGACCGATAACCGCGGGATGATGCCCCAACCCGTCGACGTGAACCCCGACGTTTGTTTTGTGTAGACGTCGCCGGTATCCGTGCGGACGTAGGTATCGCATCGATTGCCGTTGACCGTGTTCGTCGGGTCGCCCGCGCCGCTAGTGATCAGACATGGACCCGTGACGAGTCCGAACCGATCGGCGTAGATCGTTTGGGCGCGCGTCGAGGTCGCCGCCGCCAGGAGTAGCAGGAACGCCAGGACGACGACGGATCTATTCGACATAGCCAACCCCGAACACGTCGGCGCCCGCCGCCGACGGTTGCAATTGCAGTTCGTAAAATTTCGCGCCCGCCGCCAGGGTCACGGAAAAGACGACCGTTTGCCAGATCGTCGACGTCACGGCGGCGGATACGCCCGCGCACGCGACCGCGTCCGACGCGTTGTAGAGTCGCGCGATCACGGATACGCCCGCCGCCATCGATCGCAACCGGGCGGTAATGGTTGCCGTCGACGACCCGCGCGTCACGGTATCTAACTGGACTTGAATGGCGCCCTGGCCGATCGCCGACCCACCCGACGCCGGAACCCAATCGCCCGTGTTGTTCGTCCGTCGCGCTTCCAACCCGGACCCGCCCAGGAAGTAGGACGACCGCCCGGACCCGCCGCCGCCCGTGCCGGGGGTTCCAGGACTCGCCGCGGGCGTCACGGTTGCCGCCGCGACCGCGCCGCCGCCCGACCATTGTTTGAATAGATTGTCGGGCGCCGCGCCGCGCAGGGTCGCCCCTTCGATCGCGGTAATCGTCCGTTGCATCGCTTTTTCGCGACTGTTCGCCGTCTGAACCGACGTGATCAAATAGGTTCCGTTGATCCCGCGCGCCGGGACGTTGATCACTTGCATCATGCCGGGATGGGCGCCGATCTGTTCCGTCAGGTACGTCACCTGTTTCGGGACGACGATCGCCGTCGACAGATACGCGTTCCCGAACGCGACGGCGTCGGGTTTGGTAAACACGTCGGGTAACGCGACCGCCAGATCCCACACGCCGTGGATCGCTTGTTCGGCAGTGTTGTTGACGACGACCGCGAACGGATATTGCGCGACGTAGTCGAGGTAGAACGGGTCGCCGTTGGCGAAGGGGGCATCGCCCGCGCGTTGATAGAGTCCATGGGTTGCCGCGTCCCATTGGACGGGCCACTGTGATCCCGTGTTGCCGGGTTCGTACGGTCCCAGGGGGTTGTCGGCGCCGTGCATATGGTACGTCCCGGGCCAATCGTTCGTTGCCGGAACGTCGGTAATCCAATGCGTCGTGACGCCGTCGCCGATCCAGTTCTGGCGAATGCGCGACGTCCCCGTGCCCGCCTGGACGATGACGCGGTTGGCGTACTGCCCCGACGTCCGTTGGGGTTCGACCGTCACGTCGCCGATCACATGCCCGTCGCCCGCCGCGACGTTGAAGGGGGCGGCGATCGTCCCTGGCAGGAATGCCCGCAGGGTTTTCGCGTAGTCGATTTCCCAGACGTACCCGCCCGCCAGGACGCACGCTTCGTTGAGTGCATCGCGGGTGACTTTGTCGTAGCTGTACGGCATCGCGGGTAACGCCGGTCCCGCGACCTGGGCGGCGTCCAACGTGACCCCTGGCAGGTACACCAACATCGCGACCAAAAACGCGTGCAACGTACCGGCGGGCACGTTCGCGCCGACGTGTTCCCGTTCGGCGATGCCCCCGTAATCGACCCCCTTGATCGCCGTGACGATCCGCCACAGTCCTAACCCGCCGACGCCCGATTCCGCGACGCCGTCGATCGTTCCGCCAAAAATGCGGACCCCGTTTTCCGTGATGACGATGTCGGCATCTAGGGCGGGGCGGTACGTGCCGTCGAGGGAATAGACCGCGATCGACAACGTGTTGCGCGCGTTCGCGGTTTCGGAAATCTGCAACGACCCCAATTGGAACCGTTGCGCGACGCCCGCGATCGTCAGGACGTAGGCGGGGACGGGCATCGTCCTACCGATTCAACCCTTGGTCGTACACGTAGGACGACACGGCGGTCGCGATGTCTTTATTCTGGATTTGGACTTTGGACGTCAGGTTGATGTTCGCCGTTTTGTTGGCGGCGATCTGTAGCGCGGAACTACTCGCGCCCGCACTCAATACGGGACCGCCCGCGCCCGCCAGTTGCGGACCCAGGGGCGAGGGGATCGGGATCGCCATGACCGCGTTGGCGACGTCCTGTAATACGCCCGTCACGACGGTTGACCAATCCTTCCAGGCGGATTGGTTGTCGCCGAGTTTCGACGACACGACGTCCAACGCTTGCGCGGCGGCGGTCGCGGTTTCGATCGTCGCTTGCGCTTGGACTTCGGTTGTCACCTGGGTCGCGGCGGCGGCGTCGTCCTGGGCGGATTTCTGATCGTTTAACGCTTTGGTGACGTCGTCGATCGCCGCCTGTGCTTCCTGCGGGTTATTCTTCCCGACGCCCTGGGTTAGCTTGATCCACAGTTGTTCGCCCGACGCGCCCAGGGCGTCCAATTTGACGTGCAACGCATCAAATCCGCCCATCCCTTCGGCGAATTTGGTAACGGCGTCGCGCCCCGCCGATCCGAACATGGACGAAAACACTTTCGTGAGTCCGTCGACGATCGGACCCGCAAACGATCCGATGATCGGGATTGCCCCAACAACCCCCTTCGCAAAGTCGGTCGCAAATCCGGTTGCCGCCTTTTTCGCGATCGCGCCGAACCCGCCGCCGCCCGAAATCGCGGAGTCGAGGATCCCGGGCAGGTTCGACCATGACCCTTTCAGTTGTTGCATCCATTGGTTATCCGCGGCGGTATTCGCGTCCGACATGCGTTTCCACGCCGCCTGGATTTCCTGCGCGGTATACAACCCCGATTCCTTCATTTGGTTGTAATCGCGGGTCGCGGCGGCGGCGGCGGCGTCGAGGTCCGCTTTGGTCGCGACGCCCTGTTGCCGCATTCGCGCTTCGATCGTGTTGGCGGTCCCCGACGCCATGTCGACTTGATGCCCGTAATAGCGATCGATGTCCGCTCGCGCCTGTTGGTACGCAAACGTCGTATGGTCGACGGTTTCATCCAGTTTCGCGACCGCGGCGTCGTGTTGCCGATCGATTTGTGCGATCGCGAGGTCGGCGCCCGACAGGTTCATATCGGCGACTTTGTTGTGGTACTCCGTCATCGCCGCCAGTTGCGCGGTTTGACTATGGGCGATCGAATCGGCGGTTTTCTCGTTCGCCGCGTTGATTTTGGCGGTCCCTTCGTTGACGAAATGCGCCGCCTGTTTTTCCATGTCGGCAAACGTCTTCGCCCACATGGTCCCGATTTGGTTGTCGGTAAACGCGTCGGCGACCGCCTGAAGATCCGCCGATACCGCGATCCCTAACGCGTGCGCTTTGTCGGTCGCCGCCTGCGCCGCCTGCCCGAACACGGCGACCTGTTCCGCCAGGGGCGCCCCCGCCGCCTTCGCCTTATCAATTTCCGCGGTCAGTTTCGCCAGTTCCGCGGCGAACCCTTTTAATTTGGTCGACGTCGTGTCGACCGCATCGCCGACGCCGCCGTAGGCGTGTTGCGCGACGTCGGTTGCGTCTTTGATCACTTTCGCAATATCGACGTTCGCGGTTTCGATCCCGCGGAGTCCCGCTTCAATGGTCGCGTGCGCGTTCGCCGACGTCGTCGCCCATTCCTTATCGGACTTGATCAACCCGTCGATCGCGGTTTGTTGCGACGCCATGGATTGTTTCGCTTCGATCCCCATGACGTGCCAGGCGAACGTTTCGTAGTTCAGTCGTTCCGCGTTCCAGGGTTGCGTAATCTTTTGCAGTCCTAACATCGCCTCCGCGACTTCCGCGATCGCGAGTTTCGTCGCGTTGTATCCCACAACCGCGCCCCGCACGACGATGTCGACTTCGCCGAAAAACTTCCCCAGTTCCGCGCCCGCCGTGACCAACGGTTCGATCCCGTAGCGCACGACGGCGACCAATCCGTCGCGCAGGTATTCGTACAATTTGATTTGCGCGGCAGTGGCTTCGTTGCCCGTCCCCATCGCTTTCGCGACGGTCGACAGGAACCCGCCGCCACCGCCCATTTGTTCTAGACTGCGATTCGCTTGATCAACCGCGGCCTTAAATCCGGTTTGTAAAACCGATTCCAACCCGATCATCGCGGGCATGAACGCGTTGCCGATGCGCGTCCCGACCGCCTCTAATTGCAGTTCAAATGCCTTGTACCCAATTTCCGCGACATGCGCCGCCGCCGCCTGTTTGGTCGACATGACCAATCCGAGTTCTTCCGCCTCGCCGATTAATTTATGGATGTCTTCGGCGGCGAGTCCCGCCATGTCTTTAAACCCTTTGCCAAAAATGGCGGCGCCCGCCGCCGCTTGTTCGGCGCGGTTGGGGATCTTTTCCAGGGCGGCGATGATGTCGACGAACGCTTGATCGGATCGTTCGTTTTTCAACGTGTTGAGGGACAACCCCAACCCGTCTAAATGTTTTTGCGCGGCGACGGCGGCGTCGCCCGTCGACCCCAAAAACTTTTCCATTTTGAATAGGGACGTGCCGATCGTGTCGAATTCGATCCCGGTTTGCGATGCGACGTAGCGGAACGCGGACAACGATTCGACCGACGCACCCGTTTTCAAATTCATTTCGTAGAGGGAATTGCCCAGGGCGGCGGTATGTTCGATCACGGCGGGCAACGCTTCCGCGACTTGCTTGAATGCCTCTAACCCGATTTCCCCGATCTTCTGTAATGCCTGGGCGAGTAGTTCGCCCGTGGCGACGCCGGTTGCGATACGGGTAAAGAGGTTTTCGGATTTCTCGTCCGCTTGTTTCGTCGCTTCCGCCAACGCCAACATATCGGCGGGCGCCTCTTTTCCCAGGGCGGCGTACTTGGCGATCGCGTCCGTCAGGGTCGCGTTTAACTTCGCTTGTTCCTTTTCTGTTAAGTCCGTGACGTCGCCGATCCGGTTGACCGCTTCAACCGCGGTTTGCGCTTGCTGGATGATCTTCTGGCCGGAAAAATTCGCGACCATTTTGTTCAGGCCAATTTCCGCTTTCGCGGCGCCCTGTTCCAACGTATCTAACGACGCGTCGGCGGTTTGGACCGCGTCATAGAAACTGGAAAAGTCGGCCTGCAATTTCCCGGTAAGGGGCGTCGCCATTGTTTAGTTACTCGTCCCCGTCATGCGACTTCGACAATTCGTCGATCAGGATGTCGTAAATATCCGCCGGTAAATTCAGGACGTCGCTATACGTCCAATGCATCGTGCGGCAGATCGCTAGGTCACTGACAACGCGACCGCGGTATCGTTCGTCATTTTTTTTTCCAACGCGTCGGCGTCCATGGCGACGACGTGTTGTTCGATCGCGTCCTTGATTTCGACGAACGAATCCCAGTCGAGTCCGTCGACGATCACGGCGATGTCGTCGGGCGTCGCCCCGTCGAGTCGGACGCGCGCCCCACCGTCGTCCGTCAACGTCCAGTCGATCAGGTACGACGCGACGACGGCGAGTCCCGTCTGTAACGTGTCGACTTGCATCGGCGTGACGCCCGCCTTATACATGCGCGCGAACATGGCGCGACGTTCGCCGTTGGTCAACCGTTTGCGGATCGTGATCGTGTCGCCGCCCGAAATCGACAACGTCACGGTTTCGGGTCGAACAAATCTAGACATACGGGATCCCTACTGTTCGGGGGGTCCAAGTTTCGCCAGGATCGCGGACTCGCCGACCTGTAAATCCAGGACGGGCCAGCACCAACGCCCGCCGATGCGCGGCGCCGTGAACAACAACGGGCGTTGCCGGATTTGGAATTTGTCGACGCGTCCCAGGGTCGCGGTCAGTTTCCAGACGCCGTCGCCGCCCGCGGCAGTCGTTTCCAGGTTGACCGCCCAGGTTGTCAGGTCGGCGGCGGTTCGGTACCCCCAGGTCAACGACCCGCCGCGCCCGCGGAATGCTAGCGAACGAAACACGACGCGCCCGTGTTACCGCGTCAGGGTCCAACCGCCATCGTCCACGGACCCGCCGCGGAAAACGATCCCGATACCGCGGGGGCGCCTTCCACCGTGCAATCAATGTCGGCGTCGAGGTAGGCGAGTCCCGACCAATGGAACGCGGTTTCCGTCGAATTCGGAACGAGTTTCAACATGCCGGGGACTTCCGCATCCGTCGCGGCGAACAGGATCGGCGACGCGGTCGGATCGGAGTTCCAGAACCCCGACACCGTGCCCGATACGTCCTTCAACCCGGGGACGTAGACTTTGTTGGCATCGCCGAAACACGTCACGTCCTGTTTGTTGGTTTTGAACGAGGCTTTCCACTTGTTCAACGACACGACGACGACGGGCGTAACGCCCAACGGGTCGTACAACACTTCCCCGTACCGCCCTGTTTTGATCATGATCGGTTCCCTTTCCTACCCGATGCGCCCGTCGGCGCGAACCCTACGTGATAGACGCCGCCCCGGTGATACCAACGCAACGACTGATTTTCCCCGTCCACTTCGGGATAGTTGATGACTTCGGTTCGATACGTCGTCATCCATTCGTACCCCGCGACGACGAACGGTTGATCTTCTAAGACCTGATCGATGCGATACGCCGCCGCGCGCATGTCGTCGATCGCGGGCAACCGCGCGTCGAGTCCAACTGCCTTGACGATGTAGTCCCCGTATTCGATCGCGCGCCGACCGAATTCCGCGACGTCGTGCGACCCGCGCAGGGCGACCGTGACGTAGCGGGTTGCCCCCTTCGCGGCGAGTTCGTAATAGACGCCGTTGGGCATCAACGCCAGGAGTTCGGCATCCGACCCCAATAGCGCGATCAATCCGTTGATGATCAACGACGAATCGGACACGGTCGGCGCGGCGCGCAGTGTCGGCATTAGTCGCCGCCCCCCGACACGTCGAGTCCCGCCCGCGTCAACAGGTCGACGAAATCCCCGTCCATGTCGCGCCGTTCCCGGATGAGTTCCGGTAGGAACCCGCGGTCGGGCGGCGCGGCGGGCATTTGCCCGCGGTTGGCGCCGTTGAATGACCGCGCGCCCGCCGTCCCGAATTCGTAGAGTTTCGCGTGATAGGCGCGCGACTGCACTTCGACGCCCGCGTAAAACCGCCCCGTGCCCGACAGGGTCCGCGTGCGAACGCCCGCGCGCAGGTTGCCCCCTTCATGGGTTTTCGTCGAGGGACCGACCGGATACCCCATTTGAATATTCGCGGCGGCGCGATCGCCGTGCGACAACACGATCGTTTTTGCCTCGCCCGTCAGGTCGTCGGGCAAATTCCGCAACGCGGCGCGGAGTTCGTCCAACCCGGCAAACGACAGGCGTACTTCACTCATGTCGGCGCCACTTCTGAACAGCCGACGATCAATTCCACATGGCGGCGCCGATGATCGTCGACCGCGACGACGAACAACGCGTGCCCGTCCTGATCGATCAACCGCGACGCCGTCGTGATGTCGGGGCGATACGGACCCGTGACCATGACGGAGACTTGCGTCAGGACGCCCGACGACTTCGTCCGTTCCTGATCGCCCGACGCGGCGGGCATGATGTCGACAAACCAATCCGGCGGCGTCGCGTTGATCCAGGGGTCGACCGCGGGATACCCGTCGACGACGCGCGGCGGCGGCGGGTTCTGGACCGTGACGCGATGATAGACACGGCGTCCACTGGCGATCGGGGATCGGTTCAGCATCGCATCACGCCAGGGCGGGATCCCGTTTCCGCCGCAACAGGTTGGTAATCGTCGGCGACAGTTGCGAAATATCTAGATCGTGTTCCGGTCCTTCCTTGAATTGGTCGTCGCCGCGGAACCGCCACAATTCCGCAAATTCCAACAAAATCGCCGCCTGGATCACGGGGTCGATCGACGGCGGGTCGCCGGGATAGATCAACGGGTTGACGACAGGCGGTCCCCCCTTGATGTAGTCCAGGATGATCGCTTCCGCCTGATCTAATTTCAGTTGCAAATCCGCTTGGCGCGGGTCGGGCGGATCGGTGTCGATCACGATCGGCAACTGCACATGCGCGATCGCCTGTTGAATCGTCACGTAGGTTGCCATTAGCGCGCCCGCCGTGCGTCATACACTTGTTCCCAATCGCGCCCAGGCGGTCCCGACGGACCCGTCGCGCCGTCCTTCCCCGGGTTCCCCCGTTTGACGATCAGGGACCACGCCGCCCCCGTCCCGGGTTTCGCCGTCGTCGTCGGCGCGTCGCAATGCCACATGGACCCGTCCCACGTCACGACGGACCCGCGCGTATAGATTGCCCCGGACGTCCAGACCTTCCGGTACCGCATGATCGGGAACGTCACGGGGAACACTTTCACCCGGTCGCCCTGGGCGAACCGTAGGGCGATTGTCCCCTCGCCGTCGTCGTCGACCGCCAGGGCGTCGAACCCCAACCCGTCGGCGCCGTCCTTCCCGGGGGCGCCGTCGGCGCCGTGTGCCCCAGGCACGCCGGGAACGGGCGGGCGGGACTCTAACGCCGCGATCCGTTCCCGTGTCGCGCCCAGGGCGTCAGGGACGGTCGCCAACGCCCCGACACGCGTGTCCAGGATGGCGACCCGTTCCAGGATCGGGGCGATGACGCGGGCGACGATCCCGGGGATGTCGCGGGCGTCGAGTTCGACGACGCGATCGTGGTCGACCGCGGCGGCGGCGGCGACGTCCTGGACGCGCCCGCCGACGGTCGACAACGCGGTTTCGATCGCGTCCAACCGTTTCGCCAGGGGCGCGATCGCCCGGTCGACGGCGTCCAACATCGCGGCGGCGACGACGTCCACGTCGATCACGCCGCCCACCGTCGCCGCGCGCCCCGCGCAATCGCCGCCGCGATCCCGTGCGTCAGATTCGGATCCGGGGCGGGATCCTGAACCGTCCCAGGCGGCGGGACCGCGGCGGGCGGCGGCGCGGGTTTTTTGGCGAACGGATCCCCGGCATCGCGTTTCGCCAGGGCGTCAAGGGAGTAATACTGTTGTTGCACCATCGGCGAGTCGCCCCCCTTCGCGGGTCCGACGCCGAAATACTTTTGCCGTGCCTCGTTCGGCGACAACGTCCCCGCCGCCTTTGCCGCCGCCTCACTCCGCGTCTTCGTATCCATCCAGATCAGATCGTCAATATCGAATTCGGTCCCGTACTGGATCGTCCCCTGGGCGCCCGTGATCGGGTTCAGGATCCCCAACCCGTCGTCCAACGACGTTTCTAACGCCGTGATCAACGACTGCAAACATTGCGAGTAGTACAACTGGACGAGGGGTTCGACGTTGGCGTACGGGGGCGGCGACCCGATCCCGATCATGTAGGGGGCAACGTGGAAACACGCGCACACGTTATCCGCCGTCCACTTCAATTGGTCGATCAACTGCGCGTCGACCGCCGACATGGACATTTGTTCGTATTTGAGTCCGTCGCCCAGGACGGCGACTTTCCCGACGTTGGCGCCCGTGAAATTCGCGTCCCAATACGCTTTCAGTTTTTGCGCGGTCGCATCGGAAATCGCGCCCGGGGCCAGTAACAACCCGCCGGGATGCGACCCGTTGGCGAACAACTGCGTCGAGTTCCCCTGAATCTTGAGTCCCTGATACGCCGCGAGTCCGCACGCGTAGATCGGCGACACGCCGACCAACGGGTGATACATGGGGACCATCAAGTCGTGAATGATTTCCGACGCCGGTACCCACACGGGTTCGGGGAGTTCGGCGAGGTAGTCGGTTTGTAATTGGTAGTAGACCGATCCGTCGGGCGTAATCGCGGGCCACACGCGTAACGGGTTCAGGACGTGCATTTCCTGGACGACGCCGCGCCCGTCGCGCACTTTCAGAACGTACGCGTTGCCCCAAATGAGTTTTGTGATCACCCACGATTCGATTAATTTTTGCCTCGTCTGATACGCGTTCGGTTTGCGAAGGACGGGGGAAAATGCCGGGGAGTCGGTCGGCGTCCAAATGCCGTCGTCGTCTTCCTGCACTAACCGCAACGTCAATTTGCCGATGTCGGACGCGATCAACGTCGCGCACGCGTACACGGCGAAATAGGACAGGACGGAATCGGCGCGTTGTAGGACGTTCTGTTGCCACGCGCCCGCGAACGATTCGCGGATCACGGGCCACCAATAGCCCGCCCATCCGTAGCCCGTGCGCCCGATGGCTTGCGCGCCATCGGGCGGCGGGACGTTATCGACGCGCGGCGCGGGCCATGCGCGCGAAATGTTCAGACCGAATACCCGCACGGCGGCGTTACCGATGATGCGGATCGACGTGCGGGCGCCCTGGCGTGTCGGGGAGTCCCCCGCCGAGATGCGGCGGGCGCGGGTTGATCGTCGGCGGGCGCCCGCGGCGGCGCCGGGTCGGGTCGGTCGGTTCGATCGGCGGTTCGGCGGCGCCGACGATACGGACGTGCCCGATGCCGACCAACGTGTTCAGCATCAACGGATCGTCGACCGTCCATTGATCCCCGGGCAAATACACGTCGCCGGTTTCGTAGTTCGTCGAGTAGACCAACGCTTCTACTAAGGCGGCGGGCGTTGGCGGCGGCAGGGGTTCAGACATGGCGTTGTATTCCTATCGGGTGAAAACGGATGACGCCCAAAGTCCGGTATCCCGGACCCTGGGCGCGAACGTCGCGTCGTCGTTTAATACCTACGCGGCGTACGTCTGAACGGTGAACTGGACGGACCCCGGGCGGGCGCGTTTCCAGTTGATGATTCGGTCGGCGCGGAGTCCGACCAAATTGTTTTGCCACAGGGACGTCATCACGACGGTTGCGTCGGCGGGGTTCATCGGCGCGGAGTCCATTTGTACGGACGCCTCGCGCGATACGTCGATTTCGATCCCGCCTTCGTCGGCGATCAAAATCCCTTCGCCGTTGATTAGCACGACGTTGTTTCCCAACGCTTGCGACGCGATTGCCTTGTACCCCAGGATCGATCCGCCCAGGGGCGACATCAACGGGAACAACGGTTGCCCCAACGGGTTCAACGCCGACGTCAACGCCAGGGCGTTGGTTTCCGACATCAACAACGTCGCTTGCGCGGTCGACATGTTCAACGCCAACATCGCCGCCGCCATTGCTTGAATGTCGGTTCGGGCGTTGGCGGGCGTCGTCCCCGCCGACGTGATCGGCGTGACGCCGTTGGTCACGGATCCGGGCGACACGTTCGCGATCGCCGCCTTCGTCGGATCGGTAAATTCGACGTCCAGGAACGACGCGATCCCCTTCATCATGTCGTTACGGATGACGTCTTCCGCCGACGGCGTCGACGTGCGGGCGAGTTCCTCTGAGATGACGATGATCCCCGCGCACTTCGCGATCGTTAGCGTCGTCGCGCTAAATGCGAGTTTCCCGACAGGCTTTGGGGCGCCCTGCCCGACCCACTGATACGTGCCGCCGCCCGTCTGTTGCGCGACGGAAATATTGAACGGCACATGACGCATTCCGGGGATCTTCGACAACACGACTTGCGCGCGAAGGAGTTCTAGGAATTCCGACGCCAGGGGCACGATCGGCGCCAACGGTCCCGCCCAACCGACGTCGGACGTCGTCCCGATCGCGGTCGCCGCCTTCAACGCGAGTTCCACTTCGGGGCACGAATCCCGCCACTGTTTCGCAATTTCGATCGCTTCCATCCGGTTCCCGCGCGCCATGATCATCGCGCGCACATAGCGCACGAACGCGGTTGCGGGCGGCAGGTTCGACTTGACCGTGATTACGCGACCCGCGGCGGGCGGCGGCGTCGCGGCGCCGCGTTGCGTTGCCGCCAGATCCCCGGGCGTCGCGCCGACGGGCGCGGCGGCGGCGAGGTTTGCCGCCGACATCGCGTTGAGTCGAACAAGATGCTGATCGATCCCTTTCAGGTCGGTCGCGAGTCCGTCGTATTCGTCGGCCTGGGCGGGGTCCAACGTGACGCCGCCATCGTTTGCTGCCGTCATGAGTTCGGTTTGGCGCGCGACCTTCGCGGCGCGCGTCGCTTCCCAGGTTTTGATTTGTTCGCCGATCTTGTTCATGGGGGACGCGTCCTTCAGGGCGCGTACAACGGGAATCCCTGTAACGCCAGGGGTATGACGGGCGCCCAACGCGGCGCGGTCCAACGCTTTGATCGTGTCGATCGTCGCCGACGCGTTCGCCGGAATCGTGACCAACGACAGTTCCAGGACTTCCGATTTCATAAACCGGAACGCTTGCGCGTCCTTCATCCAGGTTTCCTCGATCGACCGGAACCCGATCGATACCGCCGCCATGAGTCCCGCTTTGATCGACTGCCATGCCTCATCGATCCGATCCTTCAACGTGCCCGGGTCGTCAACGACGGGTAACGTCGCTTCAAAATCGAGTCCGTCGGCGGTCGGCGGGAAAAACCGGACGGACCCGACGGGTTTGGTCGCGTCGTGGTACAGCAACAGGGGCACGGGGTTTTTGAAACTGATGCCCAGGGGTTCGACGATGTCGCCCAGGCGGTCGGGTTCGGGCGTCGACGCCGTGCCGGAAATCACCCGCGTAACCGGGTCGGCGGATTTCACCCGGAGAACCGAATACGCGCGTTTCAACATGTCGGGATAGTGTGCGCCTACCCGAAACTTCTGTACGTACAGAAGTCCCTTTGTATCCTAGGGTTTAGGGGCGACCCTATGGTTTGACAGAACCCTAGGGTTTCTGTATAATCAATGGCATGAACAACATCACGTCGTTAGTCGAATTGAACGCCGCCCACCCGCCCACGTTCCGTGAGTGGATGGGATGGACACTACGCCGCGAATACGCCGTCGGGCGCGCGGGTCGTCAGAATGCGCGCCGCGGGACCATGGGCGCGAAATCGCATTTGCTTATGGTCGAAGTGATCGTGTCGGTCGGCGATGATGCGAAGTACGCGGATCGCGTCGGCGAATTGCATCGCGTGCGCGGTTGCACGTCGTCGAACGGACAATTTACCGGAACCGTCGTCAAGGGGGCGGAACTGGCGGGCATTACGTGCAAGCGTTGCCTATCGAAACTCGCGGAACTGGCGGCGGTTCGCCGCGCCCAGGGGGTTGCGTAATGCCCGCGACGACAAACCGGGATGCGGAATTGATCCGCATCCCGCGGCGGTTCATCCAGGATTCTAGCGACCGCGGATACATCGTCCCCGACGTCGTGCGCGCGACGTCGCGCCACTTCTGGATCCTGCGTCACGATCCCGCCATGGCGGAACTGATCGGCGACGCGCGGTTTCTACTCCGACCGCGGCGCCCAGGATCACGACTTCGGCGCCCGCGCGCTACTCCGCGCGTTGGCGTCCCAGGGGGTCGACGATGCCCGCTAGGACGGCGGCGTCGGTCCCCGTCGTGTGCGATTGGTGCGAACGCCCGACGACGCGCGAACCGCGATACGGGCGCCGCACGCGTCGCCATAAGTGCCCCCATGGGACTTGGTGTCCGCGCGCCGACCGCCTCCGGTTGCACGACAATCATTACCCCATGAACGGCGTATGCGACGCGTGTCGCCGTGGGTACTGGGTCCGCGAACATGCCCGCGTCGAAACGAGGGGGAAATAATGCCGATCAAATCGCCGACCCGCGGATACTCGCGGGCGTTTCCGTTCGACCCCGACACGCGCAAGCGATACATGTTGGACGACATCCCCGCGGGGTTCTGGATTCGCGTGCGCGCCAAGTGCAAACGCGACGGCGTGTCCGTGCGCGGGTTGATCCTGTCACTCCTGGCGAATTGGTTGAACGACGGGGGCGAGTAATGATCCAGGCCAGTCAACGATCCGTCGACGGGACGACCCTGTATCGTTGGTACGTCTTCGTCGGGCGAACGCGGTTTGTTACCTGGGCGCCCACGGTCGACGCCGCGATCGCAAAAACACAACAACGCGCCGCGATGAAGGGGTTGCGCGTCGACCGCGTCGAACCCGCGCCGCCCCTCGCCCCCTAATCCCCCGCGCCGTCCCGTTTCGGCCCCGGCGCGAGGTCTGACCAATCGCGCCGCGGGCGGTCGAACCGTTCGTCGATCATTTCCCGAATCACGCCCGATACCCCCCGCCCCGTCGCGTCGGCGACCCGCCGCAGTTCGATCCGATGCGCGGGCGTCACCCGCACGACGACCCGTTCAGACGCCGTCGTGCCGTACGCGGGCGGTCGCCCCTGGATGCGTTTGTCAGTCATTACGCCCCCCCTACGACGACGATTTGATATTCCGGGACGCGGTCGCGCGGCGCCGCGTGCGCGCGTTCGCCCATGATCAACGCGACCGCGCCGTCGATCCGTTTCGCCGGGTTGCGCGGTTTGACGGGGCGAATCCGTCCGGCGTCGTCGGTTTTGATCGCGATGTTTTCCCAATTCCATCGCAACACCCGGTGCCCGTCGTGATGCACGCGGCGCCCCTTGATCAACGCTTCGACGACTTGCGACGGTTCCGAAAACATTTTGTAGTTCTGTAACACTTCGACGACGCGCAATCCGCCCAGGTCGCGGAGTTTCGTTGCGAGGTCGGTCGCGAACGCGGGGTCGTATCCGATCGTGCCTTGCTTTAAGGCGGGATACCGCGGGACGATCTTCGTCGTGATGTCGTCGTAGATCCGCGAGTAGTCGATCACGTCCCCGTCGGTCGCGGTAATCCAGCCGCGGTCAACCCATATCGAATACGGGACGCCGTCCTGTTTTTCGTGTTGCCGTAATGTGTTTTCGGGAATCCAGAAATAGGGACGGACGATCAGTTCGTAGTTCAACGCGACCGGAACCCGCAACGTCGCGCCCGTGTCGTCGTCCTTCGCCGCGACGTCCAGGGCGATCGCCGCCGCCAGGGGGCGCCGGAACACGACGACGAACGCCGCCAGATCCCACTTTTGCGCCAAGTCCAACCCCGCCGCCGCGTCGAGTCCGACGACCTGGGCGTCGCCGCCGTCGTCCTGACACGCGTCCCACCAATCGATCGGGATCCAGGCGGTCGCCTGATTCGTCCACACGTTCAAATGGTACCGAACAAAATCATTCCGCTTGCGGGGTTCGGCACTCGCTTCGCGTGCTTCCTCCGCGATGTCGTCGTGTTTGATCGTGATGCCGTGCCCGGGGTTGACCCGCGTCCAGACGGCGGGGTCGTCGAACGCGTCCCCCTTCGCCGCCTCAAAAATCACGGGCAACGCGGTATCGAGGTCGGCGACGTTCCCCGTCAATACGCGCTTCGCTAAATCGTATTCCTCAAAACAGATCCCTTCGTCGTCGTCGCCCGCGTGCGTAATGATGATCAACAACGGTTGATCGCGTTTCGCCATGGACTTCCGCAACGCTTCATACAGGTCGCGGTTTTTTTGCGCGTGCAATTCGTCGAAGATAATCCCGTGCGGGCGGAACCCGTGTTTCGTCGACGCGTCCGACGATAAGACCGACACGCCGGAATGGATCGCGGGCCAGGTAATCGCGTTTTTGACAATCGCGCATCCCTCGAATAAGTCGGGGGAATTTTCGACCATGATTTTCGCGTTTTCGTGGACGATGCGCGCCTGATTCCGATCGGCGGCGACGGCGTACACTTCCGCCGCGGGTTCCCCGTCATAGCGGGCGAGGTAGATTGCCAGTCCCGCGCCCAGGGGCGACTTGCCCCACCCCTTCGGGCAAAACGCGAACACTTTGCGGAACCGTCGTAACCCGTCCCGCGTCCGTCGCCATCCAAACGTCGGACGCACGATCAACAACGCTTGGTCGGCGCGCAGTTCAAACGCTTGCCCCGCAAACGCGCCGATATGATGTCGCAGGAATAACGGGAAAAAACTTTCGGCGCGTTCCGCTTTCGCCGCGTCGAAGTAGTACCGCCCCGAATGCGTTTCCCATCGGTCGCGCAGGGTCGACCATGTCGCGTGGAAGGGAATCGTGACCCCCGGCCAACGCTCCGCGGGCGAGGGTCCAACCCCCCACCATGGGCGCGGGCGGCGGGCGGTTGTCATGGTTGCGCGATCGGTCACACCAAAAACGGCGGCGGCGTCGGTATTTCCACATGCGTCGCGCGCCACAAGTGCAACACGTTCGGATGTAGGTTGACGTACTCCGATTTCCGCGGGTGATATTGGATGACGACGTCGTCGTCGTCCCAAAATACTCCCTTCACGAACGCCATTTCTTTCCAGGATGGCGTACGTAGGCGCCCCCGACTATGCGCGTGAACACTGACGTGTTCCCATCCCTGCGCGGCGGGGACCGCGGGATCGTTGCCGTCAGTGGCGATCGTGGACAACGTCCAACCGGGTTCGGGGGACTCGAAATGGAACGCGCCGTAATTGCCGACGCCGTGGGTCGTCCCGAACTGCGGGTGCATCGTGTCGCGCGATCCTTCGGGAACGTGAAACGCCATGGTTTACCCGCGCATCGCGTTAAAGAATTTCGCGCGTTGCTTATCGATCGCAACCCGCGTCGACCCTGGACCCTTCGCGACAACCTTGGACCGCGACGTCGGCGTAAACCCTAACCGTTCGTCAACCTTCATCAAAATTTCGATCGTCCGGTTCGCCTGGACGTGCCATTGATTCGGTACCTGATACCCGTTCCGCCCCGCGGCGATGACGTAGGGTTGCCCCGCGGCGGCGGCGAGTAGCGACGTCCACGTCGCCCATAGCGTGCAGTGCGAAATCGCCAGGGGACGATCCGCCGCCGTGACGTGCCCGATCCGAATCGCCGGAACAATCCCCCGCGTCCATTCCGCCCGCGCGACGGGGTCCGTCAGTTCGTCAGGGATCGCGGCGTCGAGGATATCGGGGATCGGTTCGTCGAGGTTCAACGCCCGTTTGCCGGGGTTCCCTCGTAACACTTTCAGGCGGGTCGGCGTGTTGTGTCGTCCCATAGGGTTTACGCCAGGGTTGGTCCGTCGTCGTCCCTGGGCGCCCCCGGGATCGCCCCCTGGACGCCCCCGGTTGACCGTCGGAAAGTAGTGCGGTCGCGTGCGGAAGAC